GACAAGGTGATGCCGACCGTTATGGTGATCGATATTGAGGTGGACGACTCGGAGGGCTTTCCAGAGGGCGGGGAGAGGGAGATTCTCTCGATCTCGTGGAGCGAGGGCCGAGAGGTGAAGAATCTCAACACTTTTGATATAGACGAGAAGTGGATGCTTAGAAAGTTTCTCTGGCGCCTCAAAGAGGTGAATCCAGATGTTCTCGCCGGCTGGAATGTAGAGTTCGACCTCTCGTATCTGATTGATAGGTGCTTCGTGCTGGGGATCGATGCCAGCGCGCTTTGCAGGGGATGGGGCGAGAAGCGGTATAAGCCTTTTAACGATAGGAATGGGAGGCCGGTTATCCGTGGGAGACAGGTCTTCGATATGCTTGCAGCTTACAAACAATTGATCTACAAGGCAGACGCGGTTAGGTATCCTTTGAAGCACGTCGCGATGATAGAGCTCGGCGAGGGCAATCCGCATAGGGACTTTGAGAAGGTTTCGAGTCTGGATCGCGACACGCTGGTTGCCTATAACAAGAGGGATGTCGAGCTTGTGCTTATGCTCGACGAGAAGCTCAAGATCATCGAGTTTTACGAGGCTACGAGGAGATTCATCGGTTGTAGCCTAGAGGACAGCCTGTTGAAGGGGAGGATTGCAGATGTCTTGTTTCTCCGCGAAGCAAAGGGGAAGATGGTGCTTCCCAGGAAGTCCAGGGAGCTGATCAAGCAGGAATACAGCGGCGCAAAAGTGTTAGATCCGTTCAAAGGCGTGGCTAAGAACGTTGTAATTTTAGACGTAACGAGCCTCTATCCCTCTATTATAGCAAGCCTGAACATCTCTCCAGATGTAAAGACGTTTGACCGAGATGTAGATGCCTATGTAGCTACGAATGGAGCCAGGTTTAGGAAGGACAAGGACGGGCTGCTTAGGACGATTGTTCTACGCCTGCGAGGCTTGAAGGCGTATTACAAGGCTAGGAAGAATACTGATCCCCTGGCGGAGAAGATGCACAACGTCGTGAAGTGCACGATGAATGCTCTCTACGGTCAGTTGGCAAAGGAGGATTTCAGGCTTTACGATGTGGATTGTGCCGAGGCTATAACGACGACGGGGCAGGACGTGCTTGACGCTGCGAAGCTCGGTGCAGAGGCGAAGAGGCACGGCTTGAAGGTGATCTATGGCGATACCGATAGCATCATAGTGAAGTGTCCCGACGAGTGGACTCGCGAGGAGTGTATTGAGAGGTGTAGAAAGATTGCTGACGAGATCGCTGCGGGCGAGTTTGCAAGGCTTATGCGTGGAATGGGTGCAGATAAGCATTACATCGAGCTCGGTGTAGATGCGTATGCCTCTTCGTTTTTGCAGGCTGGGAGGAAGAAGTGCTATGCCTATCGCGAGGAGTGGCCGAAGAAGAGGACTGTGTATAAGGGCTTCAGCGTGGTTAGAGGCGACAGGGCAGACATTTCTAAGCGGTTTCAGAAGGAGCTGATCGACCTCCTGCTCGACGGGGCTTCTTTCAAAGAGGTCAGCGCCTTTGTGAGAGGCTACATCGAGAAGATTTACGAGATGTCTCCGAACGATCTGGCGGTGCCGAAGGGTATAGGGAGAGATGCCTATGAAAAGCCCACCCCTGTTGTGAGAGGCGCAGAGTATGCGGCGAAGCATCTCGGCATCGAGGCTAGGCGTGGAGATAGGGCTAAATACCTCTGGGTTTCCAAGGTGCCGGCAGGCTATCCATCGACAGACGTGATCACGTTTTTCGACTGGTCACAGGTGCCGGATGGCTTTGTGCCGGACTATGAGAAGATTGTGAACACGGTTCTCGAGGCTCCTGCCAAGATGGTGATAGACGCGGTGGGGTGGAAATGGAGAGACCTGTTAGAGGGGAAGCGGCAAATAACATTGGTCGAGTGAGCAGGAAGGTTTTTATCGACCTGTTCTTTTCTAGGAGGGATGTCTATGCTGTTCAGATGGATGATGGGTCTTACAGGCCGGTCTGGAAGAGTGTCTCGCCGAGGATTGTTGATGCTCATCTCGCTGGCGGTGTTACTATTGGGTCTTATGTGGTCAATCAGAGGGGTCTTGTCAAGTTCGCCGTCCTGGATATTGATAGCCACGATGGGCTTGACGCTGCTCGCGTGGCTCTCCGCGACGTTCTTGGCTCTCTCGACGAGAAGTATAGGAGGGGATCAATCGTCGAGTATTCGGGGCAGAAGGGATATCATGTATGGGTGGTGTTCGATGGACTGGTTGCAGCATCTGCCGTTCGATCAGAGTTCGCAGACTTTGATTGCGAGGTCTTCCCGAAGCAGGATAGAGTCGGAGCCGATGGGCTCGGAAATCTTGTCAAACTACCTCTCGGAGTGCATCGACGAACAGGTAAGAGATGCCTATTTCTGGATGACGATCTTGCACCTCTACAAGACCAGGCAGTGGCCCTGATGGATCTCTATAAGAGGCGTGTATCGGTCTCGGCTGTCCCAGAAGCACCACCCCCTCAAAAGGACTTATATATGTTATATAACTTATATAAAATATATAAGCCAGAAAGCATAGGGCTAGGGGGATTGAGGCCGTGCTTCGAAGCCGTCAAGAGGGATAGAGTCGTGTTGAGAGGAACCGACGGGCACTGGTTCAGAGTGGCATTCGTCTGTGAAGCCTTCGCCGCTGGCTGGAGCGACGCCGAGATCGTTGAGTGGTTCGAGGATCAACCGGACTTCGACGAGTCCAAAACCAGGTATAAGGTCGCCGAGATCGTGAGTCGCGGATACAAGCCGTGGCGGTGCGAGACTCTGCGGAGCAGGTGTGGAAAGATCGTCTCGAGGTATTGTAAGGATTGCGCTTATTACCAACCCAAACATATTTTAATACATACTCCTAATAAGTAGTGAGGAACATGCCAGGCAAGAGGGTTGTTGCGGTTAACGTGGATGCAGACGACTGGGAACGCCTCAAGAAGCTCGGTGTGAACAAGTCCGAGATTATCAGGAGGGCTATCAGCAGTATTGCTGGGAGTGCTGGCAATCCTGTCTCGGAAGAGATCGCCGAGTATGACAGGGCTAGGTTCGAGAGGGATCAGCTTTCCAAGGATTTGATCGCGAAGAACGCCGTGTTGGAGACTGCTAGGAAGGTTCTCTTCGACGCTCTGGACGAGCACTTCTCGCATATCATCGAGGAGCCTGTTCTACGTGACGGGGCGTCCGAGTTCGAGAAGACTCTCGCCTATGCTAAGAGCTATGCGGAGGGCTATTATCAGCAATCCACAGCCTTCGATGTGGACAAATTGGCGAGGATGATTTGCAGGCTTCTCGCAGAAGAGGGCAGGAGCCTCTCCGTCGGCGTGCTGGAGTGGATCTGCACCCGTGTCAAAGAACAAGTTGAAAGAGCTGATTGATCAGGTAGTGGTGGATAGCAGAGAACCGCCAAGGATAGCGAAAGCCTTCCGCAAACTCGGGTATAACGTCAAGGTTGAATACCTCCGAGAGGGAGACGTGTATCTGCCGTGTATGGATGCCGTGGTCGAGAGGAAGACTGTGAGCGACCTCTACAAGTCTATGATTGATGGTAGGTGGTTTTCTCAACGCGAGAGGATGATGCAACACAAGCATAGGATTCTCGTCGTCCAGGTCGGCGATGTCTGGATCAATGGAGAGTCCGAGCTCAAGAAGTTCAGGAAGATTTATGGCCAGGTGGCTGCTATGCACTTCGGCGGGAACTTCGACACGTTTTTCATTCCGAAGGGAGAGATGCATTTCGCCCTGTTCGTCGAGCGGATGCTGTGGTGGCTCTCCAAGAAGATGCCTCCCGAGTAGGAAGAAACATTTATATACCCCTGGTTTTAACCTCTATATGAGGATGAAAAATCCTCAAGAGGGAGCAGGAAATGAGTGAAGACCTGAAGAAGGAAATCGAGAGGGAAGCCGAGTGGCTTTCCGTGGTTGCGAAGAAGTTCGCGGCCCAGAAGGACAAGGAGCACGTTGCAATCGCCAACGCCTTCCAGGCAGAGGCGCTGAGACTCCTCCAAATCCTGAACGGAGACCGCTTGGGAATTGTCAGGGATAGCTGGGAGCGCGAGGGTGTTTAAATGATGAAGACTTATGTGCAGACCAAGGCCAGGATCGAGGGTAGCTCGTTTACCATCGGTCAGGAGAGCTTCGAGGAGAAGCTGGATATAACCGTCGAGGCGGTTGCGCGGAGAGCCGTCACATATTTCGAGGCTAAGCTCGAAGACGGCTCGGTTATAAACCTCTGGGCTCCAGACCTTCTCGCGGCGGTTCGAATACTGTCAGAGGAAGGCGTGGATTCATACGAGCTCACGTCTGGGGCGGGCGAGGTTTACCGCGTAAACGTGAAGAGGACGAGGAAGTGATTTCTCGTGGCTAACCAGGTTATCAGGAGGAGGCTCCTCACGAAGAGGGGTCTCATTTTTGTCTTTGTCTGTGCGACTTGTCACAGGATGTGGGAGACGAAAGAGCAGGCGGAGCAATGTCAGCACCGTGGCGGCGATAGCTTCCACACCAGCTAGGAAGAAACATTTATATATGGCAGGGAATACCCCAATATCGAGGGAGCAGGAAGATGCAAACTCAAAACCAGGAGAGCAGGAATGGGTTCTCAATTGAGAACCAATTTGAGTTGGAATGTATCGCAGGGGACATCCTCTCGGAGAAGAAGGTAGAGTTCTTCGAGTGCGAGGCAAACATGTCCGCCCTGTGGATACGAATTATAGGAGACCTGGAATACGCACTTCTCCAGGACATCGTGAAGCAGGTTGAGGAGAGGACGGGCCTCACGGCGAAGAACGTCTCTTCTTGGGATGGCCTGAAGATCGAATTCGTCGAGGAAGATTAGGATGAGCAAATCCGAATCCGAGATGGTGAAGGAGCTCGAGCAGCTCAAGCTCGAGCTCTTAAGGAAGCGGCGAGAACACGACGAGCGTGCTCAGAAGGCGAAGGACTGCCCAGAGCTTCGCGAATACCACACGGGTTGCGCTGTGGGGTATGCGGTGTCCTGGGCGATGATTGATAGGATTCTGGATGGTGTCAGGCAATGAGAGCGGTGGAATGGATCTCGCTGAGAGATCTCGAGAAGGCCAAGCCGAGCCTGGTGACAACGCTTGCCATGTCTCTCGTCGAGCAATATCGAAGATGGCTGAGAGGCAAGGGCGAGGATATAGGGATGAACGTCGAGGAGCTTCTGCTTCGAAGGCTAGAGGATAAGATTAGGAGTCAGTTGGGCGGAGGCGCGATAGTTGTGGTCAAGGCGACGTATAAGGATTTAAACCGTGTGGTGGACGAGATTGCAAGGTCGGATGTGTGAGGCGGAAAGCTTGGGAGCGGGAAGAGTTTTGTTCGCCTTCTGGAGAGATGTAGCGTCACCGCAAAACTTGTCTCTCAAGCCCGCAAGCTATGACAGGCAGTAGGTGAGTGTATGGAGAAGTGGATGAGCGTGGAGATCGGCACTGTTGGCAAGCTCCGAGTGTCGAAGGCGACGAGTCCGACTGGGACGACTGGTCTCACTCTGGCCGCGTTGAAAAAGGACGGGAAGCCCTACAAGGCTATCTTCGTCCCGAATCCGACGCCAGAGGAGATCAGGCAGCTAAGCCACCTGATCTCGCAGTATACGGAGAGGTGAAGGAGCGTTGTCTAGGATTGGGCGTGGGAAGAGCGACGAGGAACTCATCGCAGAGGCGGAGTCGCTTCACAACTCGATATTCAACAGCGACTGCGGTGGCTATCGAGATGTCCGCAGGTATGAGCTTATCTGCAAGGAGCTCGCGAGGCGCGGATACAAGGCAGACCAGGTGTCTAGGATAGTCTTTGTGAAGGTGAAGTGAATGGATCTGCTAGAAGCGTTGAAGAAGCTCAAATGCCCCAGGTGCGGCGAGGAGCTATACCTGGACGTCGAGCCCGAAGAGGATATCGATCTAGCGAAGGGCGTGCTGCACGTCTATGCGGCGTGCTACAACGATGACTGTATGGAGGACAGCGTAGAGACGAGCATCGAGGCATGGTTCTTGCTCAAGCCGGAGAAGGTGACGCTGACAGTCGGCGACAAGCCGGAGAAAACATTTATATACCGCAGGGCAGACCTTAATTTCGAGGGAGCAGGAAGATGAATCCCAAGAACGAGAAGGAAAGAGACCTGGAAGCGGCAATCGCCGCCCAGGAAGAGGCAAAGCGAAAGAGGGAAGAGGCAAGGGCCTTTTCTCTTATGTCTCGTGCAAATATGTCTGACGAGACGAAGCAGAGGATCGACGAAGAGAACGAGATGGCATACAAGCGATTTATGCGGTCTAGGGAGAGGCAGCAGGAGAAGAACGACTGGGTTCATATACATGCCCAGGAAGTTCTGAACAGGTTTGGCAGGGATGGGGTGATCCAGGCAGTTATGTTCAGGGACGAGCGGACAGGGAGCTTCGAGCTGAGGTGAGCCTGTGTCTGGACTGAATCTAAAAGAGTTAGACAGGTGGATCTTGCAAGAACCCGATGAGCCTATCATCAGGGATTATGATCCAGAGCTAGAGATTCTCGAGCTCAAGTTGGGCATCGAGATTCTCGAGGACGACGGTCAGCACGAGAAGGCCGAGGAGCTGCGGAGGGAACTCGAGCAGCTCAAGGAGCAGCTCAAGAAGAGTGATAGGAGGACTGCCTGATGGTATGTGTCAATGTCAGGAAGTGTCCGGTCTGCGGCAGCGATAATATCGTTGTCCGCTATCAGGTCTCTCGAGTGGTATATGTAAAGAGAGACCTGGAAGGCAACCTGATAAGCGAGGAGCCAGGTCTCCGTGGAGACGAAGAGTTCGATGTCGTGCTCTGCGGGGACTGCGGTGAGGAGCTGGAGGGGCTGCTGCAATAACATTTATAAACCCTAAGGAGAAGATTGATTCACAAGGAGGCAGGAGAGAGAAAATGAATTGGAGCGGGGTCTATTATCTCCTCTACTGGGGCAGGGGAGGTCGAGATCGGTTCGGCACTCTCGAAGAGGCCGCCAAGGCGGCGGCGGAGTGTCCAGACCTGCACCCGACCATTATGAAGGTCGAGTTTGCAGGTGCACGGGTGGTAAAGCGGCCGGTGATTCTGGACAGCGAGAAGGGTCGTGTCGAGCACGATCAGCCCGTCCTGGAAATGATCAAGAAGTTCAAGGAGACGCAGAATTGAGCGTGATTTGTCCGAAGTGCGATAGGATGGAGGGGGAGCTCGTGAGGATGACTCCCTACGAGATCGCTGCCGTCATCTCTCGAAAGGATGATGACAACGATTGGTTTACATTGAAAGTCAGGTTTAGGTGCCCCAGGTGCGGGCACACCGTCGGGTATGACAACATCTTCACCGACGGAGACCTGGACTATATGACGGAGGAGGATGATGAGTAGATGTCTGTTGCCAAGGTGTATAGGAAGCTTCTGCGGGACAAGTTCAATATGGCGAGGACGATCCACAAGTTTGACGTGGATCACGGGCACGTCCAGAGCAGGGCAGCCGTCTGGTTTATGGATCAGGCGGAGACTGTTGTTATGCGAGGGGTCTATGAGTCCGTGCTAGCTGGAACCATTTCGTCTAGCGAGTTTCTGGAGATTACGAGGCTTAGAGACGATCTAGCGCAGCAGCTCGAAAACCTTTAGGTAGGTTGTGGAAAGGCGTGGAGAGGTGTTAGAGATGGCAAGTGTCCGGCATCTTTGTTGTTCTCCTGCTCCCTCAAGAGACTGCTTTTCTCCACGCCCCGCAATAGCCAAGGCTATGGTCTCGGAATGCCCTATCCTGGCGGGCCCGAAGATCAGTTTCGGTAAAATAGCCAGGCGCCTGGGCGTGCTGATCGCGGCCTGCACGCTTAGGAAAGCTTGGAGCCGCGACACCGCCTGGCACAGTTCCGAGCAGCGTGCCAGCGTGGTGCGGGCTGGGCTTCCAGTCTATGACGCACTCGGCATCAAGGGCATCGGCACAGCAGCGGCCTTTGATGAAGTTACTGCTGTCGGGCCCAACTCTGGGTTGAGGGTTTGCACGGGAGGAAGGGCCCGTATCGGTGGTTTGTTCTGGCGAGGGCCTAGTAGCTCGGAGTCTCCACAAGGAGACGGGAGAGCGAAGTGCGAGAGCGGAACGGCCGCCGATGTGACGTGCTCCACCCGTCGCGATGCTTCGGCTTGCGGCAAAAACCCTCTCCTATTCACGGAGGGAGCGGATATTGATTACGATCGGGACTGATCCCGAGTTTAGGTTTTACGATCCAGCCGAGAAGGAGTTCGTGCCTGCGGAAGATGTCTGTGGGTATAGGACTCGCAGCTTGATTGGAACCGATGGATGTAGTTCTGTCGGTGAGATCAGGCCGAGGCCAGAGAAGAGCCCGATAAAGCTGACGGAGCGGGTGAAGAAGCTTCTCCAGATGCTGTGGCAGCAATATGGAAGCTACTATGTCTTCGCTGGCTCCAACCAGGGTGGCTATGCTCTAGGCGGGCATATCCACTTCTCGTTGAGGCCCGAAGAGGAGCTGCTTCTACGAATGGACAGGTATGTCGGGGTGACGACGTATCTGCTCGAGGACTTTCCCACTATGCGTGGAGATGGCTATGGTCAAATCCACGCTTATAGGAGTCAGCCCTGGGGCGTCGAGTATAGGACGCCTAGCAGCTTTATCCTGGATAAGGGGCTGACCCAGGGTGTTCTGTGCCTGGCATATGCGGTTGCATTCGAGTCAACGCATCTGAAGAGGAAAAACCTGTGGCACGGGCATCCGCCGAGGCCGACTATCGGAGAGCTTCGAGACTTCAGAGAGGTCGATATGCGGGGCTATCTGCGGAAGTTTTGGCCGCAGATATGGTCAGAGATCAAGCACCTCAAGCTCTATCCGAAGTTCGAGCCTCAAATCGCCTATCTTAACCATATGATCCGTAACAAGCTCTATTGGCAGCAGAACCGCGAGATACTCGGGCGGTGGCGCATTAGGGTGTCGCAGCCAAGGCTGCCACAAAAGTATCTCGTGGAAGTTTACGAGGGAGAACCAGCGATGAAGGCGTTTTCAGGTCTAGCCTTCGATGCAAGGGTGTATCTATATCCCCTCTATACGATCAGCGGAGACCAGTTTTGGTCTAGTCTTCCGCTGTGCCAGAGACAGCTCAGAGACATCGGGAGGTCGTATAGCAGTTCAGTCAAGTTTATAGGCGACAAGATTGGGAGGAAGGCTGCGAGGCGGAAGGCCGAAGAGGGATACATAGCGATTGGCCTCTCGCGAGGCGTATGGAAGTGGTGGAGTCCTAGCGAAGTCCAGAGAGCGGTGGATGTCCTGCTCGGGGTTCAGATAGGCACGCTTCCAGGCGAGAGGAGAGACGGGACGCTGACAGGGGAAGAGCCTGCGTCCCCTGCAACGCCTAGCGATGGTGATATAGTAGTAATCGAGCCAGAGCCAGTGCCGGAGGACGCCTATGAGCACGTGCAGCTTAGCGATGGGTATCTGGTGCTGGATACGACAAGCTCGACTGGTTATAGTTGGGTAAGTTCGAGGTGATCGAAAATGTGTAGGCTTGGAATTTTGACGGCAGGTTGGACGTGGCAGGATATGGAAGACCTGCTTGGCCATCTATATCTCAAGACTAACGATGGTCTTGGGATAGGCTCCAACAAGTTCCTGTTCAAAGGTGCCAACCTGAAGCTGGATGACATCAAGATCCAGCTCTCGGTTCGACTCCAAGAGCCAGTCCTGTTCCATCTGCGGCAGGCTTCTATCGGGGCTAAGGGAGACGAGAACTGCCACCCCTTCCAGACTACGAGCTGGACGGTGATGCAGAACGGCTCTTTCCGCGATCATATGGCCCTGAGATGGATGATGGCGCTGATGGGGCACAAGTTTGAAGGCGAGTCGGATGCAGAGACCCTGGCTCATCTCGTCCAGCATATGGGGAGGAGCGTGTTCTTCGACTCGCCCTGGATGCTAGACGAGTTCGGCGTAGTCGTTGCTATGAATAGGGACGGCGAGATATTTATCAATAAGGGTATTGGCTACTCTATCGAGTATGCCAAGATCGACGGCACTCTCTATTTCGGGACATCGCTCCCATCGCTCTGGAAGCAGAGCGTCGATGTCAAGGAGCTGCTGCCGCATTCTACGGTGAAGATCGACCCGTTCAAGATGAAGTTTAGGATTCTCCGTGGCGGCGTCGACGATGCGGACAGGTATGGGAGCGGTGTTTACAGGTATTCGGATGGCAGCACCTGGAACCCGTATGCCAAGACTGTCAAGACTACCAAGAAGAGCAAGAAGAGCAAGAGGTCTCGTAGGAGGAGTCGCGACATCAAGTCGTATTCCAGGTTTAAGGTGAAGGAGATGGAAGAGGAAGAGGAGGAGCAGCTATCCGACGCGGAGTGGCTCGAGCAGCACGGGCTGGACTGGCAGAGCTTGGATATTCTCAATGCGTCTGTCGGTGGGAGGGGCGAATAGTGTCGAAGAAGCAGTTCAAGCATATGATGCGCAGGATAAGCCTTTCCAAGTCGTTGAGAAACGACCGGAAGAATGTGTTTAGGTATATCCAGCTAGTGAAGAAGTCGAAGGCCAAGAACTTCTACGAGGGCATCCCGTATTTCCCAGGAATCATAAGCATAATGGAGATGTTTCTAGTCTACAAGAGGCCGACGAAGGTGCTGGGTGATCTCTACTGGATTTTCCAGAAGAACGAGTTTATCAGCCTTCTTAGGAAGGTTGATCCGAGGGACAACGATGACCGTCGTTTTTCGAGGCCAGTCGTCGTGTCGAGTGCTGTGCTTCGAAGCTCGTATGGCTTCTGGGCTCCTGTAACCTACGAGCAATGGGAAGAGCAGAGGCAAAGGTATTTGGAGAGTGGGTATGATGGTCTCAATCACTTTCTCGCATAGGCCGAGGCTTGGAAAGACGTATATGATCGCCAAGCGAAAGGCGAGAAGGCATATCTATAGGCTCTATACCAGGGCTTATCAGAGATATGGCAGGGAGAAAGAGTTCGTTATGAAGCGATTTGGAAAGATCGTCTCGCCTATGAGCTTCGGGCTAGCGTTGTCGAAGAGGGCTCTATACAGGAACATAGCGAGCAACAAGAAAGTATACAATCTGCTAGCAGAGTTCTTCAGGAAGACCCCGCCTGTGAAGGTGTATGGAAGGCTCTACTACGTTGTTCCGAAGACGTGGAAGAACGATGTGACTCTGCTCACGGTGCGCGAGGCGTTTCTCTTCGTCCCTGTCTGTGTAGCCGTATCGTTTCTCGAGGATTGTGAATACGACGATGCGGCGAAGTTTATCAGGTCGAGGTATAGGACTTCGCGGAAGCCTGTTAAGAGGAGGAGGAAGAATGGCGTTTATGATCTACAGCGCTAGGTGCGCAGAGACGGCTGGAAACCTGGCAGCGTTGCTGGGAATCAGTTCGGGAACTGCGCTCGAGAACAGGACGGATTTGTTGATTCGGTGGGGTAGCAGCAGACGAGTTCGATTCAGACCCGAGAGGGTTCTGAACGCCAGGGATTCTATCAGGATGGCTACCGACAAGTATAGGTCGTGTCGAGCCCTGTGCATGGCAGGTGTCCCGACGGTGGAGGTTTCCACGGATGCGTCGGTGGCTGCAGAGTGGCTGGAGAGTGGCGTTGTCTTTGGTCGGAGGAACAACCATATGGCTGGTAGAGACATCGTAATCCTCTATCAGCCAGACGACCTGGACTATGTGAACTGCGACTACTACTCTAGATATGTCAAGTGTTGCGAGGAATACAGGGTTCACGTCTTTCGTGGTGAGGTGTTGTTGTGTTCTCGTAAGCGTGGCCGCGGCCTGCCCAATAGCTTCGCTGTGAGGGACTATGAGAACGGATGGATTTTTAGGAGTGTAGCCGATCCCAGGCCGGACGTTGTAGAGGTGGCTGTGGATGCCGTCGATGCGCTCGGCCTGGACTTCGGCGGTGTAGATGTCGGGGTTGATCTTGAGGATAGCCCCGTCGTGTTCGAGGTCAATACGGCTCCAGGTCTCTCCGGCAACTCGCTGGCGAGATATGTGGAGGCTTTTCGAGGTGTTGTGGATGGCGAAGAAGTGGGTTTGTGATCTTTGTGGAGAAGAGAAGGAGGGAGGCTCTGTGCCTGATTATACGATCAGGCTGAGACCTTCGCTTTTCGTCTCGGGGACTTGGCTCGAGCTTGATCTGTGCTCCAAGTGTGCAGACCGAGTTTCGAGGATGCTTAGCTCTTGGATGAAGGTGGTGAAGAAGAAATGAAGGGCGTGTGTTTGAGGACTGGCTGGACTGTTGACAGCGACAGGCCGGCGTGTAGAATCGCCAAGGCGTTTCTACGAGTGGTGGAGAGCGACCGGCTCTATACGCCTCCGAGCAAAGCACCGATTCTCGATCCTGCGGATAGGGCGCACCCAGTCTGTGGAGATTGCAACCTATTCCAAGAGAGGCTTGAAGAGAAGAGGAGCGAGCTTGACGAGACGTGCCACGGCTGCGGCGGCAAGGGCTGGGTTTATGACAGGTTGGGCAAGCCTGCTGTGTGCCCTGTCTGTGGTGGTAGCGGGAAGTGTCACGGGAGGAGTGTCGCGAAGGACATTCGCTATCCGTTTCCAAGGTTGGGAGTGTCGTGGTGATTGTATGGATAGGAAGGTGTGTATAGCCGTCCTGGAAGACATGTCCGGCGGGGAGTGTAGATGGATCATCACCAAGCTCTCGGACAAGACGGCGAAGGTGCTTCTCCACGAGATGGAGACTGGTGGCTATGAAGACTTGGGTCATCTCGTAGAGGACTTGTATGAGCGTGCAACTGGGATCAGCATTGAGAATGCTGGAGCGAGACTATGAATCTGCACAGGCTTCCGCGAGGAGCAGACGTGATTTTGAATGCTCTTGACGCGGAGAGGTGGAAGACGGCGGCTGAGATTGCAGAGGAGACGGGGTTTAACTCTAGCTTCATCGCACAGACTATCAGGTGGGCCTGCTTCTCGCTGGTTGAGAGGAAGAAGAACAAGAAGGGTGTATATGTTTATAGGAGGGCTCGTTTTGGCTGATCTGGACGACCTGGATATCGACTTCGATGCCAGGGTTAGACGCGGGTTGAACCCGTGGGTCGTGGTCGGGGTTCTAACGCTGCTGGCATGGCTGGTAGTGTTTCTGTCCTGGCTGCTCGGTGGTGGTGTGTTTGCCTAGTCTCAGAGAGGTTGGACGATTCGTAGCGGTGGTCTTGATGACCTGGATGTTTATGTGGCTTGTAGTGCCCTATGCGATGTTCTGGTCGAAGAACTTGAAGGACTATGAGGATTTCTGTGGAGGTGAGTTCTGGTGAGCAGGAGTGACAGCTTGTTCAACATGTTTGTATGTGTGTTGATCGGTATGCTGCTCGGAGTCTTGACGTCTGCTCCGAGGCAGGACAGTCTCGAAGATGAGCTCGAGGAGACCAAGCTAGAGATGGCTAGGATGCACGACTATTTCTATGCTCAATGGGCCAACGCCGTGGGCTATCGTGCAATCCTGGAGCACGTCTACAACTTTACGATTGAGGATGTCGAGCCTTTCGAGGTGTATCACGAGGTTGAGAACTAGGAGGTGTCGAAGTGAAGTGTGAAGAGGAGCTGGAGAATGAGCTGCGCGAGGCTCTGATCGATCTCTCCATAGTGATTGCTGTGGCTGGAGACGAGTCTGCCAGCGACAAGCGGTTCAGAGAGATCGCTATGTATTGGCTTCCGCTGGTCGATTCGAGGGTCAGGAAGCTCTATAAGAAGTATAAGAAGACGAGGCTATACCTGGCGCATCCTATCGGGAGCAGGCGGCAGGTCCGCAGTATGGAACTCGAGTTTGAGGAGAAGACGGGCATCGTGCTTGTCAACCCGTTCTACGATACGAATCGGAGCGACATCAAGCTGCTCGACGACGATTTTGTCACTCTCGAAGAGCTTAGAGCCAAGAGTGGCACAGAGATTGCTAGGGGCGACTTGAAGCTGCTGGACAGGTGCGACGGGGTTGTAGGCGTCCTGATTAGGGATAACAGGTCTATCGGGACGATCTGCGAGCTGACATACGCCAAGATGCGTGGAATGCCCGTGTATATCGTGGCGCTTGACGGTGCCGAGGAGCACCCGTGGGTCAAGTGGCTTGCAAACAGGATTGTGAAGAGCTTTGACGATCTTGCAGAGGTCTTGAAGGAGGAGGTGAAGAAATGACTAGCGAGGCAGATGCCGTGTCAAGGTCTGTGCAGATAGAAAATGTGAGGAAGGTAGTCGATAGGTTTCTCGAGGATATAAATCCGCACGTGCCTCTCAAATACTTCGTGTATTACGAGAACAGAGAGGCTATGTGCCTGAAGTGGACGTTCTACACGAAGGGATACAAGTGGCAGGTCACGGCGACGTGTATATGGCCGAGGATAGAGAAGAACAGGATGTTCCTGACGGCTACGGAGCGAGAGATAAGGCCAGGGAGCGAGATGCCGAGGTCGATTTCCCTGGTGGAGGGCGCGTTGAAGAGGAGTGTCTGGGAGAGCTTCAAGAATAGCATTCTCCGCCACGAATTGCTAGAGGTGAAGGAGTGATGGAAAAGCTAGAATTTGTTCCAGAGGGATACCCGAAGTATCCCAAGATCGAGACGGTGTTCAACCGAGACAAGGACTTCAAGGTGAACGAGTCGAGCCTCCGAATACCGGAGGTCAAGAATATCAGGTATTGGCTCGTCACGGAGAAGATCGACGGAACGTCTGGAAGGGTTGTCTATGACCCGAATATAGACGAGATGGGCAAGCTGTTCTACGGGGGCAGGACGGATAAGAGCGACGAGAAGTTCTACGAGAGGCTGGGGATTCCAGAGCTCTTAGCCAGGTATTTCACCCTCAAGAAGATGAAGGCGGTGTTTCCAGACGTGAAAGATCCGGTGACGTTCTTTATGGAGTTCTACGGCCCGAAGATCAATTCGAGCGGGGCGCTGACAGATGAGGTGTCTTTCCGCATATTCGACATTCGGGTCGGGGACATCTGGCTCGAGTGGAGCAGCGTGGAGGACATCGCAGGCAGGCTCTGGATGAAGCCTGTGCCGGTGTATCACATGGCAGCGAGCTTTGAGAAGGTCGTGGAGATCGCGAAGACCGGTGTGTCTATGGTCGGTATATTCGAATCCAGGAACCGTGTCCTAGCGGAGGGCGTGGTGTGTAGGACTGTCCCGCTGCTCTTGAGGAGGAATGGCCAGAGGCTCGTGTTCAAGCTGAAGAAGAAGGACTTTAGGAAGGAGGAGTAGTGAATGCCAGATAGCTTCGAGAGTATCGAGAGGCTTGTGAAGAGGCTTCCCAAGTTCTGGATAGAGTATAGACCTGACTACTGCGAGTGGATCTTGCATTTCGGTGTTAAGGGAAAGCAGGAGGTCTGGGTCACATGCTTCTCCGACGAGTTTGTCTTGCTGGCTGTGAGAGGGCTAGCCAAGATAGACCTGGGGAAGCAGCTCGAGTGGAACGCTAGGAACCTGTTGAGGAACTATATCGAGACGTTTGCCCCTAATGCTGACGAGGATTGGATCGAGCTTATGTCTGCGAGTCCAGATCGGGGGAAGAAAGAGTGAGGCTGCTCATAGGTGTCGATGAGAACGAGAACTTCTACTGGTTGGTTCCAGACGGAATGAAAGAGAAGGAGGCGATCAGGATTGTGAAGGAAGGATTCACCGATGATCCAGGGATCGAGTTCTACACCGATGAGGTGTTTCCAGTCTTTGGCTATACGGTTGTCCTGAAGCCCTGTGGAACATAACATTTTTAAACCCAGGGCACCACCTTTATTCGAGGGAGCAGGATGAAGCAACTCCAAGACCAGGAAGAGGAAGAGATGGATGAGGAGGCCTGGGCAGAGGCCTGGGCCGAGATCGAGACGGAGGAGGCGATAGATAAATGGCCGGAGATTTCGTCGTGGCTATGATGGCTACGAAGGGAGCTGTCCCAAAAGACGCTTCTAGGGTTATCAATCTTTTGAAGGAGGAGGCGTCGAAGGCGGGGAAGCAGCTCGTGGTGAAAACTATTGATCGGGACTATCTCATCTGCAAAGCGGTTGAGCGCGAAGATGTGAAGCTTGTAAAGTCGATTATGAAGGGAGGGATGTCGGGATACATCAAGGCGAGGGACGATGTTCTAAAGGACATCGATGCACTCGTGGCCTGGTGGGATGGAAGCTCGAAAGGGGTTGGAGAGTCCATCGAGATCGCCAAGGAGAGAGGCATCCCTGTCACGGTTATCGAGGTGGAGAAGGTGAAGCAGAAGGATCTGTTTGGAGGAGACGCAAAGAAGGTCGATAAGAAGGGAGCTACGATCCACGGGTATAACAAGTGGGAGTGTATCTCTGCGCTCCAGAAGGCTATAAGGAGGAGCGATGGCCGGCGTGCGATGTTCTTCGCGTGGGAGCTTTGTGTGTCGGGGTATTCCTACGATGCTTGGAGAAGGCTGAGGGTGATCGCGGCAGAGGATTGCGCGGGCATAGGGATGGTCGCAGGCGTAGAGGCGTTGAGGCGTGCAGCGGCGAGCGGCGGAGAGAAGGAAGAGTTCTGGGCTGCTAGGGCTGCGTGGGAGCTGGCAAAGGCTCCGAAGGATAGAACGCCCGATGATTTTGTCAATTGGGCAGAGATGCAAGCGAAGAAAGGAGCAAACTTTAGGAGAGACCTCTTCCCTCTAATGGATTGGGATCTCGATATGCATACGAGGCAAGGCAAGGCGAAGGGGAGGGGCTATATGTTCTTCTTGGAGGAGTCGAGCAAGCTAGAGGGAGACACTTCTAGCTATGACGAGACGTATAAGAACGAAGTGATCGAAGCGTTGAAGCGTGGATGGAAGCCGTGATTCTTCACGATTCTCACGTTTTTCAGCCATTTACCCTACTCCAGACAAGCCAGAAACGGGAAAACCGAATGGAAAGGTTTATAAGCTAAGGATGCGTTATTTCACCTGTTAAGGAGAGTTCCTACGACTTTCTGGATTAAAGGTGAAATGATGTATAGCTATGAGGGCTCTGTATGTCTCGTAACAGGCGGGGCTGGAGCAATCGGTGGCAATCTTGTCAGGAGTCTAAGCGACGCCGATAAGGTTGTAGTGCTGGACGACTTCTCGTCGGCATACGAGTGGAACGTCCCGAGGGGCAGCAACGTCGAGATCGTGAAGGGTAGCATCGTGGACGACGACAAGCTGGTCGAAGCGTTCAGGTATAAGCCGAGATACGTCTTCCACCTGGCTGCCCATTTTGCCAACCAGAATAGCGTGGCGCATCCGAGGATCGATCTGGAGGTCAACCTGATGGGCACGTTGAAGCTGCTCGAGATGTCAAGCCTGGTGGATGTCGAGCGGTTTGTCTTTGCATCGTCGAGCGGTGTGTATGGCCCTGACGCCGAGCTTCCCCTGCGAGAGGAGTATCCAAGCATCTCGCCTGACACTCCGTATCAATTGACCAAGCTTGCCGGCGAGATGTATGCGAACTATTTCTACAACTTGTATGGGCTGCCGGTTGTCAATGCGAGGCTGTTCAGCGTGTTTGGCCCTGGCGAGGTGCCTGGCAGGTATAGAAATGTGATCCCGATCTTCTTCTACCAGGCTTTGAAGGGGATGCCTCTGACGATCACGGGGACGGGGAACGAGACGAGGGACTGGACGTTTGTCTCCGATGTTGTCAGGGCTTTCAGGATTATGGGTCAGCACCCGAAGGCTGTCGGCGACGTGTTTAACGTTGGCCAGGGCTTGGAGACGACGGTGAGGACTGTCGCGGAGAATATCAATATGCTGACTGGCAATCCGGCTGGCGTGGTGTATAAGCCTAGAAGGGTCTGGGACAAGGAGACTCGTAAGGTTGCAGACGTCTCGAAGATCACCGAGACGCTTGGCTGGCGGCCAGAGGTCTCTGTGTTCGACGGTCTTAGAGCTGTGTATGAGTGGTTTGTCGAGAACTGGGAACTGATCGAGAGGTGTGCAGACTTTTGATCTACGAGGTGGTGCTCTGTCTGGGAGACTCTCTGACCTATGGGTCTAGAGATGAATACGGGAAGGGCTATCCGCAGTATCTCGGCGAGTATCTGTCGAGGGATGGCGTGGAGACTGTGACTGTGAATGAGGGTGTCCCTGGAGAGACCTCTAGCGATATTCTGCGGAGGGCTTACAGGGTTGCGTCTTCGTATCCAGATGCAAAAGAGGTGGTGGTGCAGTTCGGGACGAATGATGCGAAGGACGAGGTTGCGACGCCTGTAGAGGTGTTTAGGCAGAACCTGCTCGGTGTCCATCGCGCCCTGGCTGTGAATGGGAAGAGGATGTATATGTGCACGATTCCCGATCTGGTCGGGCGGATCATGCCGAACTATACTGCGGCTGGCATTGGGAGGATCGCCGAGTATAACCGTGTGATCGAAGGGTTCTGTGGTCTCGGCAAGGCTGTGATGGTCGAGTGGCGAGGCGTCGATGCTTCGATGTATTCCGACGGGGTGCATTTCAATTCTCGTGGCTATACAGAGCTGGCTACGAGGGTTGGCAATGCGATTCTAGCTGCGAGGAGGGGTCTATGAGGATTGCTGTGATCCCGTTCCAATCGATTACGAATACGAAGTCCAGCACCGATATGAATGCGTTTCTCAACTGGATCAGGGTGCTTAACGAGTCGCACGACGACTTGTATTGGTATGTCTTGGCTCCTCCCAGGTGGCTTGACTCTTCGCTGCCAGAGGTCGAGCGTGTATCCTTCTTGCCCTCAGAGACGGGTAGGGATTTCGACTTCTACGAGGCGATGATCTCGGTTGGCCCCGAGACGATTGAGTATTTCTCTCCGCTGCGTGGAACGATCCCTATCGACTTGTTCTGGACGAATAAGAGCTCTGCCGCCGCGATGCTGGCTAAGGCTGCTTCGATTCCTAGCAAGGGCTGCGCCATCCCAGTCGTGGTCAACGAGTTCAAGGCGATGGATCACAGGTTGACGAGTGACGCTGTGTATGACGAAGAGATGGTTATGAGGTGTCTTGGATACTCGCTTGGCTATGGCTGCTTTGGCACGGAGGTCGAGCGGGATATAGCTGTTGGTAGCTGTCGGAGATACCTCTCGAGCTTCTCGCTTTCCAGGATGATGTCGAGGAGCAATGTGTTTAGGTGGGGTGTCGATATTGAGCGGCTGGACAGGCTGCTCGCCGAGACTCCGCTGAGGGAGAGGTTTACCCTGTTCTATGGCGGCCGGTTGAACAATGCTTCGAAGAATGTTGCGGCTATGTTCGAGGTCTATAAGAAGTTTTGGGAGGCTCACGACATCGAGGTCTTGGTGACTTCTCCGACTTCGTGGCGGAGGGTCTATAAGTATGCGAAGAGGAACAAGTATGCCACGTTTATCGGTGAGTGCTCGCCGGAGGAGTATATGAGGCTGATGGCTTCGAGCCACGTCATCTTTAGGCCGTCGATGCACGAGGGCTATACGCCTGGCGCGGTCGAGATGATGTATATGAAGCCGACGGTTCTTCCAGAGCGCTACTGGGTCAGGGGCCTCTTGGGAGAGATGTATGACAAGTATCCGTTTCTCTACACCGATTTGAAGGAGGCGTATGCCGAGATTAGATGGATCTATGAGAACTATGATGATGCTGTTGGGAAGATGGAGCCGATCCGCGAGTTTATACGGGAGAACGACGATGTTGAGGTGTGCGCGGAGAACTGGCTCTCAAAGATGCGTGGCATCGTCGAGGAGACGTTTGTCCTGGTCAAGAAGAAGGAGGCTGGCGCTAGGACTGGCGTGAGGAACAAGTCGATGCCTGCGCTGATGCGCCAGGTGCTTGCCGATATGCCGCGCGTCTTCAAGTTTTCAGATTTTTGTTCGACGCTCTCGGAGAGGAGTGATGTGCAGAAGTGGACTCCCGAGAGGGGGCTTATCGTTGACCCGTCGCGGAAGGTTGGCTGGAGCAACTGGCACGCCTATAAGTGGCTGTGTATGCATGCCCGCGACCTTTGCGACGGGCCGGAGCCGAGGTTTGAAAAGCTGGAGGTGGATTGATGGAGAGGAAGCTGATTCCGGTTGAGAAGATTGTTCCGAACGAGTGGAATCCGAACGAGCAGGACCCAGAGACTTTCGACCTCCTGGTCGAGTCGATGAAGACGGATGGGGTTTTGAGGGACATCCTGGTCAGGTATTTTGCTGATCGGGATGAATACGAGATTGTGCAGGGCGAGTGGACTTGGCGCGCCGCTAAGGTGAATGGCATCAAGGAGCTCTGGGCCATCGTCGCTACGCCTGAAGAGATCGACGACGACAAGGCGAAAGAGCTGTCTGTGAGGCTGAACGAGATCAGGGGCAAGCTGAACATCAGGAAGCTTATCCGTCTGATCGAGTCGCAGAAGGCCAAGTATTCGAAGGAGGAGATGCAGAAGAGGTTTGGCATCAAGTCTAGCCAGTTTGAGAAGATTTACCGCGAGACGGCTAAGAATCTGCCGGAGTATGTCCGCAAAGACTTGGAAAAGGTGAAGGACGAGATTCAGACGGTTGACCAGTTGATGGAGATTATCAGGGACTTGATGAAGAAGCACGGCGAGACGATTAAGAAGAATAGGTTTATCTTCTTTACGATTGGCAAGAGCAAGGCTATCAAGATTCGCTGCAACGACAAGACTTGGAGGCAGATCTCGGAGATCGCTGGGAAGGCTAAGGCTGCGTCTAGGGATATAAACGAGTATCTGGCTCCGGCTTTTAGTGCTGTGCTCGAGGAGGAGCAAGATGGGTAGGGGCTTCAGGGTTTACTTTCCGTTCGAGTTTTACCGTGGCTACAATATTGCCGGAACGTCTATCGTGAACTATATCACGGATCTGGCGGAGGGGACGGAGGGAGAGGTCTATTGGTATTTCACGAAGCCGATTAGCGATAGCGACGACCAATGGATTTATCCGAAGAAGTGGCTCAGCGGCGGGTTGAAGAATGTCGGCTTTGTCAATATCTATCCGTATGCGAGGGGTAAGAATAGGAGCCCGTTGAAGAGCGTCGAGACCTCTATCCTCCAGACCTTCGGTGTGAACGAGCAGGAGCTGAAGCAGATTGTCAAGATGCAGCGCGACGGGTGCTACGTCGATTTTGTCGCTGGAGACCTGATGGCCAACGTCTTGATCTATAAGAAGATTTGGAAGTATAAGACGTTGACACCTTCGCGTGTCCAGGCGATCAGGTTTATGGGTGATCCTTTCTGGCCTGGCAAGGAGGGTATGGACGACGAGGCGCTTATGAATTCGGAGATTCTGGTTGCTCTGTCTGTCGATGCGATGCTGTGGGGAAACACGGATGAGAAGCACCGCTGGATCAATAGCCACGGGTCGAGGCTCTCGTATCCAGCGGTCAGGGAGATCGAGGAGAAGTCCTACGAGTTTGGCAGGGTTGTTGACTTCGATTTGATCGACTCGTATAAGGACATCGCGTTGGAGAGGAGGGCTCGGAGGAGGGAGGGGGGAGATGTCTTGAGGCTCGGATTCTTTGGAGACCTGGGCAATAGCAGGGCGCAGTTTGGAAAGATTTTCGAGACGGTCAAGAAGATTCGGGCTATTCGAGATGTCGAGTTCCTAGTGTCGTCTATGCTTTCGTATAAATACGAGTATCCGAGCTATGTCAAGTTTCACAGCGGTGTCCGATTGAGGGAGGATTATCTCTCCCTGCTGGGCGATGCTGATATTCTGCCGGTTGCGCATACATATCACGGCTTGGTCGGCGGCGTGGGGTTTGTCGAGCAGACTGTCTGTGGCTTGGTGCCCGTGTTTTTGTGGCATCCCTGGATGGCTGACTTTATCCCGCCGTGGTATAAGCTGGTTGCGAGGGGCTGGGACGAGTTCGTCTCGATGCTTGTCTGGTGTCTCGACAATATTGACAAGGCGGAGAAGCATCGCGCCAGGCTCGAGGAGTGGTTTAGACAGGAGTATGACAAGTCGATCCAGGGCTCTAGACTGGTCAGGATTCTCGACGAGGTTTATCGGGATGGACGGATGCGTGGAAGTATGTATGAGCTGACTCTCAAGGCTGCCGAGAAGATGCCTGACGAGTTTTCGATTCTAGAGTTGTCGGATGCTGCGAGGTCTGTGTCCAGGCGTGGCGGGGCACTCTTGAAGAACCGGTTTATCGATGCGAAGTATGTAGCCGATATTCTGCGGTATAACGGGTATCGTGATACTTGCGAGACGTTTATCCCGAGGTTTAGGAGGTGTAGTGATGGCTAGACCGTCGTATACGACTGGCATCGACAATTCGCCTCACCGCGAGGAGATTATCCATCTCCTGGCTCGCAAGGTCGGGCAGAAGCCTACCTACGAGGAGCTGGCGAGGATTATCAAGGAGAGGTTTGGAGAGGAATACACGGCTGACCAGTTGATGTATTATAGGAACAAGAATCTGGCTCCTGCCGAGAAGATTGATAATGTGATTACGCAGACCGAGCTGGAGAGGCGTAGGGCCAAGGTCGATGTGATCGCTGAGCGTATGGAGCTGTTGGAGTATCAGAAGGCGAGGCTGCTGGAAGCCCTCAGGTTTGAGAGGGAGCAGTCGGAGGGCGGTGTGCCTGTCGGCGATGAGCGTTCTCGTAGAGAGATCCAGCTTATGAATATCCTGCTCGACGCTTTGAAGAGGGATCAGCAAGACTTGGGCCAGATGGGTAGGGCTGCCCAGGATATCCGTGTCAAGTTCGAGTCTTCTATCGAAGAGGCGAGGAGGATTCTAAATGAGCTCGGAGATTCCGAAGGCCGATCTTAACTATGTCGCCGAGGAAGAGGCTGATGAGTCTCTAGCCGAGCTGTTTTTGAATCCTGTAGCCGCGTTTAGACTGTTCACGGGGCATAAGCCTTATCCCTACCAGGCCGAGGTGCTGAAGCTTCTCGAGAAGCAGGCGGAGCGTGTCTTGCTGCTCTGGGCTCGGCAGGTCGGGAAGACAGAGGTGCTTGCCTTTGCCGCTCTCTGGCAGGCATTGATGCATCCGAATCAGACTGTGCTGGTTGTCGCTGGCTCTCTTAGACAGGCCAAGTTTATCTTGAGTAGGGTTAGAGAATTCTTGCTGGTCGGGATGCCTACTGGGAAGTGTGTCGTCAGGGAGATGGTGTTCGAGGTTGCCTTTGACAATGGGTCTACGATTATCGGTGTGCCTGCCTCTGCCAGCACGATTCGCGGATTCACCCCTACGATGCTGATTATCGACGAGGCTGCCTTTGTCGGTGAAGACGTGTTCGTCGCGCTTGAGCCTAGCATTGCGAGGCGTAAGGGCGCATTGTATTGGATTAGCAGCACTCCTTTCGGCAAGAGGGGCAAGTTCTGGGAATATGCCAATAGCGATTTCTGGACTGTCTGTGGCCCCGTGACGGCTATGGATTGCCCTGACTATAACGGGGAGTATCTCGAGAAGCAGAGGCTCGAGATGTCCACGATCCAGTTTAGACAGGAGTATCTCGCAGAGTTTATCGAGGAGGCTAACGCTGCGTTTACCCACGACCTGGTGATGCGTTGTATCAAGCGGTTCGAAGAGTCCGGTGTCGAGGAGCATACGGTTGCGAAGGAGGGTTGGCGCTACTGGCTCGGTGTTGATCCTGCCCGCTATGGCGAGGACGACGCTGCCTTCGTCGTGCTTGGCCTGCCTCCAGGCTCTGAGACTCTCTACGCCGTCCACGTCGAGACTCTTTCGAAGTGCCCGTTGACAGAGGTGATTGGCAAGATCGAGATGCTCCACGGAAAGTTTGGCTTCGAGGAGATCGGCATCCAGGAGGTCGGTATGGATGCGGGTGTCTATGACGTGTTGTCCGAGAGGCATCTCCCGCTGGTGGAGCATGGCAGGGGGCCGAGGAGCAGGGAGGAGGTCTATTCGCTTCTAGAGGTCGCTATGAATGCCGATCCGCCGAGGGTAGCGTTCTCCGCGTCGCAGGAGAAGCTTAGGAGGCAGCTCTTGAGCCTGGAGATAAAGCTCTCGTCGAGTGGCTCGCCGCTGATCCACCACCCGAGCGGTGGGCACGACGATCTCTACGATGCGCTTGGGCTTGCCTATTGGGTTGCCTACTCTGGGATTTCCAGTGGTTTTGCCCTGCTTGATCCTTCGAGTCTCGGTTTGAATCTCTAGAAGGAGGGAAAGGTTTATAAGTATGTATAGATAAATATGGTTTAGCATCGGTGTGTGGCTAGTTGGCAGACCCGATTCTTTTGAAGCGTTTTGGAGTGTCTGAACCGAGGCCTGGGCCGCTTGGAAGGGCGGCTAGGTGGCTGGGCAAGCAGGTGACTAATGTTGGCTCGATGCTCGCCGGTTCGCCGACGGTTGCAGACTTGCCGTCGTCTCTGACCAGGACTCTGACGATGGAGCCTGGGCCTCTCGCTAGGGACGAGCCTATCTCTCTCGACGATCTCTACGATATGGCGAAGAGGAGTTCCGCTGTCTCGACTTGTATCCAGCATCTGCGCGAAGAGATTTTTAGGAAGGGCATCGAGATCGAGCCGGAGTTTGTCTCTCGCTGTCCGAATTGTGGCGACCTGGAGATCGATGAGGATGTTTGCCCTAACTGTGGCGAGGCTTTGGAGAAGCCGGATGGGTCGCAGAAGGATAGGCTGGAAGAGTTTATCGGGGAGGTCAACGAGGATGGAGAGTCGCTGCTAGACCTCTTGCTGCAGATCGAGAATGACCTGGACGTTGTTGACGATGCCTACGTCGTGTTTCGCAAGGAGTATGTGCTGGACGACGATGGGAGGATTGTTAGCTGGTCTTTGAAGAGCCTCGAGAGGGGTGATCCGAGGCTGATGCGCATCGTTGTCGGGAAGAAGGGTATGCTTGGCGGCAAGTGGTGGGTCTGCCTCAAGCATAGGGACAGGCCGCAGGAGCACGCCGGTGAGTGTGATGTCTGCGGCGGAGTGGTGTATCCCGTCCACTATGTGAGCTATGATGCGAGGAGCCACGAGCCGAGCGTCTTCTACATCGAGGGCGAGGTGGTGCATCTCTCGAAGTATCACCCGTCGAAGCACTATGGTAGGAGTCCCCTGATCCCTGTCTGGTATTATGCCCTGACTTTGAGGCATATGGAGCGCTACATCTCGAAGTATTATGAGAAGATGCGTCCGCCGAAGATGGCTGTATTGTTTCCGACGCGGAACAAGGAGTCTGTCCAGAAGATCGCGACGGAGATGGAGTATCAGCAGAGGGAAGACCCCTACAACGTTCCCTTTATCACTTATGACCCGTCGAAGAATAATGTGAAGGCTGAGATTCTCCGCTTCGATATGCCGCTTAGCGAGATGCAGCTCACCGAGATGCGGAACGAGTATTTCAGGCGGATTGGCGCTGTGTATGGCGTGATGCCTCTCTTCCAGGGCGACATCTCGATGAGCGGCGGTTTGAACAACGAGGGGCTCCAGATCACGGTTACGAATCGTGCTGTGGATCGTGGCCAGTCGCTGTTCCACCGCAAGTTGTTCCCCAAGATTTGCCTGGCGCTAGAGGTGTATGACTGGAAGCTGGTGCTGCCTCCGACCGAGGAGAGGGACGAGGCGCACGAGTTGCAGTTGGAGCAGATGAAGGTGCAGATCGCGACTGCGATGAAGAATCTCGGCTTCAAGGTGACGCGTGATGTGAACGGGGAGTTCCAGTATAGCCAGGAGCCTGTAGAGGAGGCTGGAGAGGTAGAGGAGCCGGCGCAGCCAGAGGCGCCAGGGGAAGGGGAGCGTGCGCAGACAGAGGAGGAGGTCTTTGCAGCCGAGCTGGATCGCGATCTCGAGGAGTATGAGGTCTGGCCCTTCTTGACGAAGGATGAGGTTGAGAAGCAGGGGCAGGGTCTTGGGAAGCCTGAGCCTAAGCCTGGCAACGACGAGGGGCCTGGCGGCTATTGTGTCTGCCCGTCTTGTGGAACCAAGGTTGAGAAGAAGCCTGGGGTTCCCTGCACCGATATGCGTTGCCCTGTCTGTGAGGACAAGATGGTGAGGGAAGGTGTCGCTCGGTGATGCAGGGCTCGCCAAGGCTCTGCCCGTGCCGTTCGTCCAGGGCAGGCTCTTGTCGGACTGGCTGTCCCGCGTGTTCTTCTCCCAGCTCGGCGAGACGAGGAAGCTTCGATACCTCTCCCAGGATGATCGCCGCGCATTGCTTGTCGAGATTGCGAACAACACCAAGACGAATGTCAGGAGTATTCTCGAGAAGAGGCTGAAACCCGTCTATACGAGGAATGCGCACATCGCTATGAAGAAGATGCCTAAGAGCTGGCAGAAGCGTCATCGAAGACTCGACAGAGGAGATATGGAGCACTTTCGCAGCTTGCTTAGGAATAGTAGGCTGTTGAGAAGCCTCGAAGACCTCGATTCCGAGATTGACAGGGCTGCTTATAGTCTTGCGAACAATCCGGCTGTTTACCCAGACCATAAGGCTCTGGCAGAGGCTTTTGAGAAGTCTATGAGCCCGATCAACGCTAGGATCAGGACTATTGCGAGGAGCGAGGCTATGAGGGTTGCTAACGCTGCGCGTGAGAGGCAGTTCAAGAAGTTTGAAGACGAGATGAACGAGGCGCTCCGCAGGAAAGGCATCCCAGGGGAGAGGAAAATCTTGTATCGCTGGGTCGGGCCGCAGGACTCGAAGACTTCCAGGTGCTGTTCGAGGATTAAGCGGGAGCAGGGCGCGGGTCTTCCTCTCGACGAGTTGAAAGAGCTGGTTATGAAGGTCTCTCTCGAGGAGGGCTTCGAGGGTGACTGGCGTATGCCGCATCCGAATTGTAGGCACACGTTTACACCTGTCAAGAAGAGGGTCTAGAGTTGGATTACGACGTGGCTGTTGTCTGTTTCAACGAGAAGTTTACGATTAGGAGGTGCTTGGAGTCTATCCGCGAGTATTGTCCAGAGGCCAGGCTGATCGTGATCGACGACGAGTCCACGGACGGCACGGCAGAGGTTGCCAGGGAGCTGGCCGATGTGTTTGTCTCGAGCGGCAAGCATTCGATCGGGGTTTCGAGGCAGATCGCGCTGGACAGGTGTGACAAGCCATATCTGCTATATGTTGATGCAGACGTGGTGCTGTGCCGTGACCCTTTCCCGATGCTCGACCTGTTTAGCGATCCGAAGATTGGCGCTGTGAGGGGCAGGGTGAGGCAGCTCTGGCGCAACAGGTTTTCGAGGCAGCACGGCACGGAGGAGCGTGGATTCATAGGCTTTGGCTGCACGTTTATCGACACGGAGATTGCGAGGAAGGTTGGCGGGTTTAGGCCTCTTGATAGGGGTGAGGATGGAGACTTCTGTGCTTCGCTGCACGAGTATGGCTATACGGCTAGGCAGGACGAGAGGTATGTGTATGGCTCGCACTACGAGTCGAAGTATCTCTATGCCTGTAGGGATTTGCCTGAGAAGAAGCGGAAGGCTATTCTGGGGATTCTGCACCGCGATCCTGGAGAGCTTATAGCTGCCAACGTAGAGGTCAAGACGATTGCCGAGGTCTTGCCGATGGTCGATGCCTACAAGTATTACGCCGAGTATCTCGAGTCTCTCGACAGAGAGGGATAGCTTGGACGCGGTGATGATTGCGCACAACGAGGGGAGATACATCGAGAGGGCTGTGTCGTCTATCTGGAGATTTGTCAGGCCGGAGAGGATCGTGCTGATTGCTGATGCCTGCACGGATAGGACTGTCGAGATTGCGGAGAGGCTTGGCGTAGAGGTGTTTGAAGAGGAGAATAGGCATATCGGGAGGACGATGCGCTCTGGCTTGGAGAAGGCTGACGGGAGATGGGTTTTCTTCTCGCCTGGAGACGTGGAGATTGTTGAGGATGTCCAGCCTCTGCGCGAGCTTGCTGTTGGTGATGTGTTTGCCGTTGTTGGAAGAGTGATGCACGTCTGTGGATGCTGCTGGAGGGAGACGCATCCTAATAGGAGGCAGCCGTGGGGAGCTCCGTTTCTCTGCTCGATTCTCGATAGGTTTTTCGTGCTGTCTGTTCCAGGGCTCTCGGAGAAGAGGTCTAACGAGGAGAAGCTGATCTGTAGCTATGCTTTTTCGAGGGGCAGGCGACTGGTGTTTGACGATTCTAGGATTTATGCTAGGCACTATTTCGATGTGAGGTCTCCGATTGGGGCTCTTGCGAAGAGCAGGCTTGCTGGGTGAGCTGCTGTTTCAATTGTGGCACGGGCATCTCTATCTCGGCGTCGGGATTTTTAGGGGTGCCAAAACCTATGTCAGGATCAGGGTCGAGGTCGGCTGGATGTGCCTAGACCTATCCTTTTAGACTTATATAAATAAAATAAGTTATATAAAATATATAAGCTAGGGAGCATATACCCAAGAGGGCCCTCCAAAGCGAAAGGTTTATAAGGATGCGGCTACATTTAGAATTGGGGTATCCGCTAGACCAGGCCGATGCCCCCTATTCACGATCATCGGTGATCATCACTTGCCCTATGAACGACCTGAAGATGCTCCTGACTACCTTCCCGCTGGGAAGAAAGCGCAATGGGTAGCCGTCTGGAACAGCGCGTATAACAGCGACCGCTGTAAAAATGCTCCCGATAGAGAGGCCTGTGCATTCCAGACCGCCAACGGGGTGGTTTTGAAGCTAGACCCAGACACGGCTGGAGAGCTTCAAGACTGGTATGCTACCTATATCGCCAAGCAGGCCGAGAACAGGGTTGTCCGAATCCTCTCAAAGGCTAAGGACTTTATCATCTATGGGCCTGCCAGCGTCGAGATCATCGATAAGGAGCGCGACCTGATCAATATGGATGCCGTCGAGAAGGCTCTCGACCAGCTTATCAAGCGCGGCAGGGTCTCTGTCAAGCACAGCGACACGCTCGTCGGCGAGATTCTACGCGAGTATAAGTCTGACGACGGCAAGGTCTACAGGACGCACGTCTCGAAAGAGCCGCCTAGAAAGCTATACGTTGTTGCAAAGATTTACGACGATACCAGGATAGCACAGGAAGTCAGGAAGCAGATCGTAGAGGGCAAGATCAGGTCTTTCTCTATCTCTGGCGAGGCGCTCGAGGAGAAGCGTCGCGTCGATGAGAAAGGCGTCCCCTACACCGAGATCACGAAGGTTGACCTCTCCGCCGTCACGGTGTGCGAAGAGGGGATGAACCCGATGGCGAAGTTCGAGGTGATCAAGAAGATGAAAGCCGAGAATATAGAAGTCAGCGATATTCCAGAGGTGCTTGAAGCCCTAGACGAAGTAATCGAGAAGGCCAAGAGGGATCGCTGGACTAATCCAGACGGGTCTTTCAAAGGCGGATTCGAGGGATGCGTCAACTGGGCTATGGCGCCTAAGAGTCAGGGCGGCGGCGGAGTGCCGACCGAGGAAAGGGCAAGAGCCCTATGTGCCTATATCGGGCGCAAGACTGGCAAGATTCCTTCGAAGAAGGAGGACAAGCCTATGACCGAAGAGGAGAACAAAGAGGAGAAGATTGAGAAGCAGCCTCCGCAGGCAGAGGAAGAGAAGAAGCCGAAGCCTGGGGAGGAGAGCCAGGAGAAGCCTCCGAAGAAGCCGATCGAGGCTATGATAAAAGAGGTCAACTCTAAGCTTGAGTCTGTTATCGCAGATGTTAACTCGCTCAAGCAAGAGGTTGCTGGCTTGAAGTCGAAGGCTAAGAAGGAGGACGAGCCTGCCAAGACCGATGAGGAGAAGGTCGAGAAGCAGGAGGCGAAGCCTGAGCCCGAAGCCAAGCCAGAGATCGGTGGAGAGCTTGTCGAGAAGCTTGTATCTGCCGTGACCGAGGCACTCGAGAAGAAGCTGGAGAAGGCGGATACGCCTAAGCCGGCGGCCAAGGAAGAGGAGCCTTCGGGAGTCGAGCAGAAGAGGAGCAAGCTCACCGTCAAGGAGATTCTCAAGATGGCTCGCGAAGGAACGGGAGGCCTGGAGAAGGCTGACCGTATAATTAGAGGAGAAGAGGTGTATTGAATGGGCGATCTGATAGACGACATCTGGTCTCTATACGTCTCAGCAGCGAAGGACTCGGGGCTCTGCGACTATCTGGCCAGGCTTATACCTGGGCCGGTGGAGCAGCTTAGAAAGTTGGAGAAGGCAGACGAGGCTTACGACACCAGCAACATCACGGGCTATGACAACGTGATGTTCGGTGCGATGGTCTATGACCAGGTTAACAGAGAGCAAAACGCGCACGCCATTCTTCCAAAGGTTGCGTGGCCTAAGACCCGTGGCCTCAGGATTTTGAACGGCACGCCTTCGAACAAGGGTTCAGGCGTGTCTGAGGGCGGTGCTCTCCCCGACACTGGTAGGGTTGACGTTACCGAGGTTTACTCGGAGCCGGCCTGGATGATGTCCACCTGGGAGATCACCGATCAGCTACTGTTCCAGGCTGCGCACGACGATGGCATTGGCAACCTGGAGGCTTTCAAGAGAGCTAAGTGGGCAGAGTTCCACGGACAGCTCTTGAACGAGACCCTGCTTGTCGATGCCGAGGGCGAGGCTAGCAGCGCGACCGCCAACACGACCAACGCGAAGGGGTCAGACATCGAGTCTCTCGACAGGATGATCTCGAACGACTCCGAGGAGGACGCGTTTGGAGGCAGCTATACTGGCTGGTATGACGTGTATAACGGAGCGGTTGACCGTGACTCTGCCGGTATAGGCGAGTGTGTGGTTAGCCATAACAGCGGAACCGATAGAGCTCTGACGCTTGGACTCATCGACAGCGTTCTTCAAGAACTCGAGGACAACGGTGCGAAGCGTAAGAACCTGGTCATGCTGACTGGGAGAGACACGCTCACCAGGATCAAGCAGCTTGTCGGGCCTCAATGGAAGATCGATATGCCTACCTTCGAGGCTGCGCTAACGATTAACGGGGTGCAGTCCGCGAGTGGTGCCAACGTCGATCTCCGCGTGAGGAGCTACGAGGACATCCCGATCTTCGTGGATAAGAACGTTCCGAGCGACGGGATCAGCAGGATATACTTCATCGACAGGTCTGCGATGGAGATCCGCGTAGTTGCTCCGACGCTCTACCTCAAGACGAGCGACAAGATTCTGCTGGACGAGCTCAAGAACAAGTATGCCTATCTGACTGTAGAACAGCTCTACTGCACCAACTTCAAGACCCAGGGCAAGATCCGCGACCTCGAATAGGGGCGCTGATCCAACATTTGGAGGTGTTTGATTGGCGCTGACTGTTGATGTCAACTATGGAACCTACGGATACAAGGTTAGGATTGTCAAGGTTGACTTCGATGACTCCTATCCGACGGGCGGAGAGTCCCTGGCTCCCTCCACGATGGGATTCGTCGGGGTCTATGCCGTGTTCGCGGAGCCCAAGGGTGGCTACGTCTTCGAGTATGACTACGACAACGAGAAGCTCAAAGCGTATTACGGGAACTACGACCAGGGCAGCGACGGCGCACTCACCGAGGTGACGAATGGAGCCGACCTGTCCAGCGTGACCGGTGTCAGGCTGGTGGTGTTCGGCTATTAGCGATACCCACAGGCCGAGAGATGATGCGTGAAGAGCGCTGATCTTGGCCCATATATTGGGTGGTCAGATGCAAGGAAGGGAAGTCCCACTAAGTCAAAGAGACACGGGAACGGGCAACGGATCTGCCGACGTAGATATTACGTTTACGGCTCCGACCTCTCCAGGGCAGCAATGGCACATCTACACGGCGACGGCTAAGGATCAGAACAACGGGTTTACGTCGATCAGGGTTTATAAGAAGGTGGGTTCGACGTATTACCCGATCAGCGAGACGACCTCTCCTTCGGCTGGGGTCTATTATGAGCTGCTTGGAAGCGCGAGGGTAATACTAGATCCAGGAGAATCGCTGGTCATCAGGTTTGTCGGAACGACGAACAGCGATGCGTTGGAGGCGGCGATAACAGGGATAATAACTCCCTGATGCGTGGTGTTGTGAATGCGGATGGTAGAAGTGGTGCAGTCGAACTGTCAGAATATGCATTCGACTGTATCGTTTCACCCGAGTTCTCCGCACTACGCTCCGCTTCCACACGGGTCAGAAGTGACGGTCTGGACGCCTGCCTCTGGACACAAGATCAATCTCGTCTCGATGATGATCTCTGCTGCAGGCCCTGGATCGCTCGAGATAAAGAGGGGCTCGACGACGTTTATCCGTCTCGAGTTCAACGATAGATGGGCAGTTCCGGTTGGTATGGCTACCGCCGTCCAGTTCAACGCTGACGAGGAAATCAAGGCTATATTTACAAGCGACTCTGGGACGAACGATGCCTACATCACGATGTTTGGCTATGAAAGCGAAAGCTGTTAAGATTAGGAGGTGAATGTCTTTGAACATATTTTCAAAGCTGTTTGGAGGGAAAGACCACAACTTGGGCGGAACCTATGAAAACATGCCTCTAGAAGGCAATGTTGAGGTTCGCGTCCGCCGAAAGATCGGAGAAGATTCCGAGGGGAACCCGATCTATGGCGACTGGGAGCCACCGATAAAGGTGTGTAATCTCTCGACCGATGACGGTCAAGACTTTATCGCCGAGCAGCTCGGATCGACGAGTCCAGGATCGAATGGTGCTAACTATATAGCGCTGTCCGAAGGGACGACCGACGAGACCGAGACTAGCTCGACGCTGGAGGAAGAGATCACGACCGGCGGCCTGGCAAGGGCGCAGGGGTCGTATAACCATACTACTGGAGCCAACTCGTTCACGGTCTCGCACACCTTTACGGCTAGTGCTTCGTTCACGGTTCACAAGTCAGCGTTGTTCACGGCCTCTAGCGGCGGGACGATGGTCTGGGTTGCGAACTTTACGAACGATGCGAGCCTGATAAGCGGTGACCAGCTACAGGTAACGTGGACTGTATCAGGATTCTAGACGTAGGTTTTTATGGAGGATGGATCGGGTGATAGTCGGATGCTACGTCGTCTATAAGCCCGATCCTAGACTCCTAAAGAAGAGTGTCAGGTCTGTAGGGAAGCTTGTAGATAGATACGTCTTTGTCGATGGGCCGTGGCCCTGCGATAGGCGGATGTGCTATCTCGAC